TAGCCTAGGCCGCATAGGTCTGTTTGTAGCTCATCGGAGTCTGGTATTTCTACCGGCATATCTTGTATGAGCCACTCACGCGCCCTATCCCAAAGCTCTGCGCGCGTATTTTTGTATTTTTGGGGATCCTCTGCGCGCGTTGCCACATTTACCCCTACTACAATATCGCTATAGCCTAACTCATGGAGCCTATCGACCACGCCCGCACCCAGACCTATACAGTCAATACATACGCGCTTAGGCTCCTCTTTGTCAATAATACGCTTCATGATGCCTGCAAGCTGCATTAAGTCAATATTGTAATGTGTTTCTAAATTATAAGCACGCCGACCGCGCCGTCGGATAATAGCTATACGGTCATCGCCCATGCGCGCAGGATCAAGCCCTACCACCAAATGCGATTTACTTTCGACCTTAGTGACACGCGCCTTTTGAGCATGCTCTACCTGTATAAACGTATCGGTAATCGAAGATAAAAAAGCCTCATCATCAGTAAAGGGATATTCTTGTCTAAATTTTCTACATTTTTGCTCGTAATCACCCTTAATATCTTCCATCTTTATACGGCGCCAGTTAAGATGTCCGAGCTTTAGGCCGTTATCACCAAATTGCTCAAGCCATTTGCGCTCGTCATCGTTTGGGATAAATTGCGCGTCATCAATACAATACTCATCTTGCCAGTACCAGGGTACAAATATAGCCTGATATCGGCTCTTACCGTTCTTTGCCGCCTGCCAGTCTGCGTAGAAATCATTTGACTGACCGTTAGCGGTAGACTCTTTGATGATTTCGGTATCGTCAATTTCTGCCACCGTATTCATCAATCCCATGCCAATTTTTGCCGCATCTTTATAGAATGCATACTCGGATAGGTGCAAATACTGGTTGGTCATCCCACGGCCTACCTCAACAGAGCCTGCCGTACCTACGCGATAGCCTGAGGATAGCTTTTCATACATCAGCGTATTATCGTTTTTCTTATCAGGTTGCGGGAATAGAACGCCGTCTAGGTTTTCGCTATAGCGCTTGGTCATCTCAAATAGGGCGCGTGTTGAGTCGGCATGGTGGGTTAGGATAAAGGCTTTCTTGCCGCGTTTGGTCACTATCTTATGAAAGAAACGGGCTTGTACGTAGGTGGAAACACCCTGCTGGCGTCCTTTAAGTACCAGCGCTCGTATTTTTCCTGTAGCAAGAAATTGTGCTTCTAAGCGCTCGTGTATATAGAGCTGGGCGCGGTTAAGCTCAAATTTGCGCTCTGTCCCTGATTTATCATGAATGATAAGAAAGTTTTTAGCAAAAGAGGGTAAAGATTTTAATATGCGTATAAGCTTTTGCTCATCCATAACAACTTAAATCCTTTTAAGTAATTTGGAGACAGGGCTAGGGCTTTCACCTAGATTTCTCGCTTCACAGGCGAGTGATTTGGCGTCTTATCGTACGTTATCCCGCTTTTATATCTACCCCGTCACATCTACTCCACAAGCTTATCGATGATTGCCTCGACAATCTTATCGCTAACACTTGCGGTTTCATCCTTCTCACGCCATCTAGCGCGGGTTTTTAGCCAAAAAATCTGTGCTTTAATGTCATCGCCATCGATTGCTTTACGAAACAATTTAGCGGCGACCTTTGCGTTTGCGCGCACCACGCTGTTATCCAGCTCATCGCGATAATGACGCGCTAGCGTATCATGGGATATTCCTAAGTATCCGGCAATCTCCTCCTGAGAATTACCAAAACTTACGAGCGCAGAAACCTCGGCCCTTGTTTTTTCACTAGGCTCGTGGGGTTTCGTTTTCCCCGATTTCGTTTTGGCCATCCTTAGCCTCTCTTACGGCTTTCTTGCCGCTGTAGTTCTCATAGCGCTGTATAATAATATCGCAATATTTGGGATCAAGCTCCATCATTAACGCACGCCGCTTGGTCTTTTCACAGGCTACCATGAGCGTCCCTGAACCTGCAAACGGATCGTATACGTACTCACCCGGGTTTGTATGATGATTAATAGAGCGTATAAATAATTCAACAGGTTTTTGGGTGGGATGTGCTGTTTTTTCTTTTTCACTCCCAATACTTGGAACATCCCAAACGGTCATCTGTGTTCGTCCGCCTTTCCAATTGCGCTCGCCTGATTTCTTAACGGCATACCAACAAGGTTCATGTTTCCAATGGTAATCGCAACGCGATAAAGCATGTACATTCTTATTCCATATGATTTGTTGTTTAACCTCAAATCCTGCATCGCGAAGGTTTGCCATCACCACATCGGTAAAAGCGCTGGCATGCCAAACGTAGGCTACAGATCCCGGAAATAATACATAAGCATCATACCAATCGGCATTGTCATCGTTCTCAAGCTTATTATTTGCCTCACGAGCAGTTCCTTTAGAGCGCCCTGCTTTTACCCTCCAATTTGCCTCATACTTCACACCATAGGGCGGGTCGGTAATCATAGTATTGGGAAATTGTCCGGCTAGCAGCTTGAGCACGTCATCCGAAACAGTAGAGTCCCCGCATACCAGCCTATGATCCCCGAGCAGCCAAATATCACCAAGACAAGACCTATGTTCAGCAGCGACCGGTAAATCATCCTCACCGCAAAAAACCTCCGGAGCCTCGTCCGGAAAAATATCGCAAAGTTCATCAAGATCAAACCCCGTTAATGTAAGGTCGTAATCAAAACTTTTCAAAAACGCAAATTGCTCAAGTAAAATATTGGTATCCCATCCCGCATCCACCGCAATCTTATTGTCAGCTATGACAAGCGCTGCTTTTTGGGCCGGCGTTAAACCCGGCAATACAATACAAGGCACCTCATCTAAACCTATCTGTAGCGCTGCAGCAAGCCTACCATGCCCCGCTATGATTACGTTATTTTCATCAATAAGGAGCGGGTTTGTAAAACCAAACTCGTTTATAGAGCGTACAATTTTAGCTATTTGTTCATCAGAATGAGTGCGGGAGTTCGCCTCATATTTGACCAACTCCCCCACTAAAACGCTTTTATAGTTACGCAAAGACATATTTATGGGCCTGCTTGCTCGTTGCGATGCGCAGCTTTCATCTCATCACCCGCAGCACCCGGCTCACAATACTTAGGCTGCATCTTGTTTTGGCTTTCAACACGACGGCCGTACGCGCTAGGTACGCCCTGATAGTGTGTATTGCCCTCATCACCATCGCTGGTTGTATAATCTTTAACTTCCATATCATTTCTCCGTTTATTTTTATTAATCGATTAATAAGCGTGGCGTCCTTTTTCCCAAGCTATTACGGCCATAGTAAGTTACCTATGATTCGTGCACCTGCTAGAACGTATGTCCCTGCCGTAGTGGGCTAATCGCATCGCCGTTGGTGCGCCACCCACTAAATGTAGCACAACCACCCATAATCCACAAAATGATAATAATTGTGTAAATTTATTACCGCAACTATTGACATATACCGCAACTATTGCTATACTCCTTTTATCAACTAACGAGAGGAAATAAAAGTGACAAACGAATTAAAAATCACAATAGCGCACTACTTGATGGCTTACGTAGATGGATCAAACGAAGGTTCTAACATTAAAAAATGGTTAAAACAAAAAGGTGTAATAGCCATGTTAAACCAAAGAAACGAAAACACTTTTAGATGTTTGGTTGACGGTATCGAATACTTCATAACGGCTGCTTATGCGTAAGCAGCCCCTCAACAAGGGATACAAAAATGAAAGAATACAGAAAAAGACACAAAGAAAGCGTAAAGCGTATTAATAAAATGTTTACAAAATTGTTTAAATCACTACGAGGATAAATAATGAAAACACTAAACGAAATAAGCTTATACGATATGATGGCCGAGGATATTGATATATGGATTGGTAAAAATAAAGAGTTCGGTTATACGCTACAAATTGATGATGAGCGCGGACGTGCAATTGTTGATGAGAAAGGGATACACCCTTACGCAATTGACTCGCTAGCGGATTTTTGCCGTAGTTTCTTAAGCTCATACGATAAAATTAATAGCAAAGAGGTAGCATAATGGAGCGTACTAAATACTCGCACTATGAGTATGTGATTTTAGAGGAAGATATTCCGGTGTGGGATCATAACGGTCCCAACGGTAATACAATGAAAGGCTATAGTTACATTATTTTTTATTGGCATGAATATTACAACGAAGAGGCAGAAATCGACTCGCATGAGTGGTACTCTACGGCGATGGAGGCAGAAGATGCGGTCCAGGATCACATTGATAGATTAGAAGATGGAGAGATGTAATGGAAGAAGACCCGGCAATAGAGGGATTAATACAACAAGGCAAGATGTGGGAGTGCCAAAAATGTAACTATATGTCCAATATAGGAGATGAGCATTTCGATTTTGGATGTATTAATTGCACTAAGATAAACCCACACGAGGAAAGCGTTAAAAAGATGGATCCCTTTATGAATGTCATAACCGACCTGAATATAGCCATAGATAGCCTGGTCATTGCACGTCAACGTCTTGTAGAGGCTATGTGTAACCTTGCAGATTATCCGCAAACCATAGTGGATGCTGTATTAAAAACAAGGAATAAATAATGAATAGAGGAATACCACCGGTAGAACAAGGAGGCGCTGCCTTTATTTTGGGTAAAATACACGTAGGCCTAGCTATGGCCTTAGAGTGCAATGATCGCGATTTGCGAAATAGAATTACAGCCCTTTTAGATATCATTACCAAAGATGTCAACGCGCTTTATTATAGCGATCCGCTCTATGTACAAACCCAAGGACGCGTTACTCGTACCCCAGATACACCTCTTTAGCTAAAGGACCTCGGGGTGATGACTCAGCGACAAACCGCACCTTATCACCCTCCTTCAAACTCTTGTACCCGTCCACCTTAATTTCTTTGAAGTGTATGAAATAATCCTTGCCACCACTTTCAATAAATCCGAAACCCTTTTGGTCATTAAACCACTTAACTACTCCGTTTTGCATTCTGAAATCCATATCTAGTTAATAATAATCAAATCCTACCGACCAAATTTGCGTCCTATTCAACGTTTACCATATCCTCGGTAGGTTGACATAGGCAATTTTTCTGGCGGCTTATACGGCGTTGTATCCCCTTCTGAGTAATTCGGCATCCCAGCCTCCATCCAACACTTAACAGCAACAAATAGTGCCTCGTCCGTAATCAGCCCTGCTAACATATCCTGTTTATCCTCTTTACTCAAGAGTCTTGTTGAGATCAGCTCCGCTTTCACACACAGCATCCGTCCTATCGTTTTCAACAAATCTTTGCAATGCTCTACCGATCGAGGTGTCGGGCAATCGTCCATATTCTGATAGTCCTAATAATTTCCGTATAACAGGCATATTTTCAGCCATTCCCTTAAGATGCGCATATTGAGGTAATAAGCCGCTCTTAGGTGGATAATCCGTATCCTCCCGTTCCATGGCTACTCCTAAGCGCTTTGTTTCCTTGAATGCCAACGACCAACCCAATCCAATCCGGGCATGCAATTTTTCCAGTCATTAAATTCCTGTGCGGTCGGATCTCTATCCGGATCCCTTTGCTTATAATCCTGATTTGGCTCATCAGGTGCTTTACTACCAGAAACCCTAAATATCTTATTTTCCTTTTTAAGTTTTGCTAAGAGCTTTACTAAGGCATTCGCTCTTTGCGCTGTGGGGAGGGAATTATCACTCTTGGTATCTACATGCACCTTGCACTGCGTTAAAAACTCCTCCTCCGAACGCCTATCCGTTTCAAGCTTTTGGGCTAACAATTTTCGGTCTAATAACTCAGTAAAAAAATAACTAAAACTAGGATCTAGGCTAGTACTAGTATTTTTATAAACTTTAGTATCATCTTTGTTATATGTATCCAATGGACTGGAGTAGTTTAGTCCACTCGACTGGACTAGTTTAGTCCGGCCCACTGGACTAGTGTTTAATGGTTGTACAGGAGTCCGATGCGCCGGACCAGAGTCTGTTTCATCTACAGTTATACTAGATTTTGGACAGTATACCCATTGCATTTTTTTACGGTTGGTAAAGCCGGAGCGCTTGATATAGCCACAGGATTCTAATAAATTTAAAAGGTTAAAATATTGGCTTTTACGTATAACCAATAAGTCGCATAAATATTCTTTGGATGCTTTTATTTCTAGACCTGCGGTATGAAGTGAATAAAAAAATGCAGCCATAAGCATCGCAGATTTTTCTAAGCGGTTGTCTTGATACAAAAAAAAGGGAATATGGAGATAAGCTGGAAAATTGAACGTATTTTTATTGTTATTTAGATCTGACATGGTATACTTTCCTCGTAAGTAGTGGTCTGGCGGACCGTAGGGATGTACCCAACTTATTTGCGGTAAGTAGGGTTAAGGGCTGGATGCCCTAAATTTATTTTTCTTGTACCATAGTAAGCAATTGCAAATCCTCAATGATTATTTTTAACGCATCTATCATTTCTTTATCGGAAATAAAAAATTGCTCCTTCATTTTATCAACAATCACACAAACAGTATATTCACCTTGTGAGATCATCATTTTAACGTAGGTATATATGCCTAAAACTCTCAAATCACGCACTTGTTCTACGTATTTTGACTCAAGAGTGAATTCGGGGAATTGTTCTATTACGGTTTCCATAGTATATTAATCCTGTAGTTGATTTCATTGAACATGAGTAAATTTCCTTTTTGTATAGTTAGAAATAGAAAAGCCCGATTCGTGTCTCCACTGATCGGGCTTTTTTAATAGGGCGGTATCCTATCCGAAAGCTCCTCTACAAATTTATCCAGCCACTCATGCGCCTTATTAATTTCATGAATAGTAAAAAAAAAGGGATTGCCGCTCTTAGGCTCGCGATCATGTATAGAGTTCGCCAGCGTTTCAAGTAAATCCTGGGCTTTCAAATGCAAATCAATGCTCATTTAATCATCCTTGTAAAAAGATTCATCCTTAATAGTTATATCCCTAGCACCATCGGCAAGCAATACATCAATCATTGTAGGCAGGTGTGAATGGTGATCGGTCAATCCAATTCCAATTTTCCCATCACGACACTTGTAATTAATAACCCATTTATATCCTAAAGGCGGGTTAGGTTTTTTGCTCATAATCCTCAACACTCCAATCCGGTTTTTTATTTAAATAGCCCACAGGGTAATGCTTATCGCCCTCATGGACCAATACAAACTGAGTATCCCATTGTATACGATTATCATAAACATAAGGCTCTATGGTTAATTTAGTAAAAGGCAGCTCCCAATAAGAAATAATGAGCATCATTAACTGCTCAAAATTATCAATTATAGTTACGGTTTCCATAGACTCAGTAAGCCCACCTTTATGAAAGCGAAACAATAAAAACCGCTCATTCATCCACCGATAAAGATAGCGTTTGTCCGATGCATCAAGCCTCTCGCAGCTAATTCTAGTTCCATAAATTAAATTTTTAAAAGGCTGCGATACATCCTTGTCACTAAAATCATGGACCAAATCCTTCATAGATTTATATAATTGGTAAAATTCCTCATTCATTCAATATACATCCCCATGCCTAATCCTATTAATGTTGCCTCTCCCAAGGTCCAGCTAATATTAAAATGATTTATCAATACAAAATAAATAATGATTGCTCCTGTAAACCGAAATATACGATTAAAAGGCAAAGACCAAAACCATACTAAAAACCGAGTTCTTTTAGATTGCTCCAGGATTAAATGGCCCTGGTTCATTTGAATGTGAAATTCTGCCATATGCCTTTCTTTAAACTTAACACCGCATATACACCTATATTTACTCATATCTTTTCCTTAAGGTTTCAATGATCTCTATTTCACGCCTATCGATAGCATAATGAGTTAATATCAAATCAATTTGCCGCTCAAGACAATAAGCCCGCATAAGAAAGCGGCTTTGATCGCGGGATGTACGCAAATAAAGAGATATCCATGCAATAGAGGCAACACCCATTAACACAGGATTTAAAACAAATAATACCTGTGAAACATAATGCAGCGCGGATAAAATAGTATCTATCATTATTTAAATCCTTCTGTTTTGATGTGATCTTTATAGGTATCAATCCCATCATGTGCCATAGATATTGCATAATCCATACAATCAAAGCCTATATCGGATAAAATGATATGAATATCCCCTATCTTTAAAACTCCACCGCGCACCAAACACTTAAAATCTTCTTCATCTAATCGTATATTCATCTATTCATCCCCAACGATTTCAGGGTGCCATGGCATGTATTTACCCTCCCAAATCGTGCCATAAGGCTCAATATCTTTAATAACCTGCTCATAATAATGGCCTTGTTGAGGACCCTCCATGCCTAATTGCGCATTTAAAAAATCAGCCATTTGCCCCGCATCTCCCAATAAACCAAGTTTTGCAGCTACATAGTCCTTGTGCAATCTATTCTCTAAAGAGAAAAAATAAGCGCCCTTATCCTCTATAGCAACAAACAATCCTAATCGAGGCTGACCCGTTCTATATAAGGACATGCGAAACATAGTATAATTTCCTAAGTCTATATAATTAAAATAGGTCTTGCCCCACTCTTTGGCTATCAAAGGCCATCGTACTTTTATTTCACTCATACCCTATTGCCCAATCATAAAATGAAAAAATAAAGGCACAATCATGCCTCCTACCAATAAACTGATAATCCAATTTAATTTACTTTCGATCATCTTAAAGCGCTGATCGTGAACACGTAACTTTACCTCATGCTCTATATAATGCTCCTGCGTCATTGCATCGCTCCTTAGTAACGCCTCTATAGGCCCCTCATACGCTGGTTTCATGACCTAAATCCGCCTTTAAAACACCGTTAGTTAACTTTTCAAGTTTACATTGTTGACCCTCAGGGATATAGCCGTTTCGCAACCAATTAGCCAAGGTATTGGCGGCAATCCCTGTGGATTTATGAAAATTATAATTAGTCTTGTAAAACTGTCGCACCTCGTCAGGGCTCATGCTGATTGTCCTCTTTTTTATTGTTAATTCTAAAATAGTTTAACGCAATAGTTGACATAACGCAATAGTTGATTTACTATAGCTTTACGTCAATACCGACGCAGACTACATAAAGTATAAGAGGTATAAAATGCAAGAGTTAAACACAAACGAGCAAGAACAATTTTTTGTTGAAAGCGTAAAAGAGCTTGAAAAGGTCAATAAGCAAATAGCAAAGCTTATAGTGCGTAAAGAGGAGCTTACCGAGCAAATTATAGGTGCGCTTGATCACGAGCATGAGGGCCAAAAGACTTATGAGTACGGCACCTGGAAAATTGAGGTTAAAACGCCCTTTGTTTATTCCCTTAATAAGAAATTGTATGAGTCAGGCGATATTAAGTTGCCGCAAGATTTCAACCCTATTAAAGAGTCTGTATCGTATACGGTTGATAAAAGGTTATGTGATAAGTTTATGTCAGAGGCTCCTAAGAAAGTGCGTGACGCACTTGCAGAGTTGATTGATAAGAAGCCCGGGAAGGCTGGAATTTGCATCAAGGAGCGTGTGTAATGAGTAATACCGTATTAGTTATAGGCCAATCAGGTAGTGGGAAATCCACTGCCTTGCGCAACCTAGATCCAAAAACTACTTTCATAATTAATGTTTTGGACAAACCCCTACCCTTTCGAGCGTTTAAAAAAAGCTATAACAGCGCTGAGAAAAACTACTACACCACCCACGATTGGGCCAAAGTAGTCAATTGTATTGAGCGCGTTAATAAAGAGCGCCCTGACATAACAACACTTGTCATTGACGACTGGCAATACATTTTATCCTATGAGTTTATAAAGCGTGCCTCAGAGCGTGGTTTTGATAAGTTTTCAGATCTCGCAAACCACGGCTGGTCTACGATGAACGCTTGTACTACGGGTACAAGACCCTCCCTTACCATATTTATTTTAGCCCATAGCGATATTGATATAAGCGGGCGCTCAAAGCTTAAGACAATTGGTAAGATGTTGGATGAAAAAATAACGCTTGAGGGCTTGTTTACTACCGTACTGCACTCTCGTATTGTGGATGGGCAATATTTGTTTCAAACACAAGATGATGGGGATTTTTTAGCTAAAAGCCCTATGGGTATGTTTGAGGAGTTTCTTATACCTAACGATTTGTTAGTGGTTAAAGAGGCTGTTGAAAATTATTTTAATGATGAGGAATAACTATGAGTTTCTGGGAATCTGAGCTTGGAAAGGTTACGGGAAGCGCTGCCGATGCATTTGCTAAAACTTTTACGCAAATACCGGACGGAACTATGGCTTTAGCGCGTATTGAGTCTTTTATGAATGCGGAGTATCAGGGTAATAAATATCTGGTGATTAACTGGTTATTAACCGATGGAGAGTTTAAGGGGTGTAAGGTTGAGCAAAAGCTTAAAGTGTTTGGCGATCCTATGGCCAAGGACTCGGCTAAAGCACGCCATCGTGCGCTTAACATGCTTAAGCTTATCTATCAGCTTTACAATACACAGCCTAAACACGCAGGCGATCCTACAGATGCAGACCTTGCAATATTTGTCGGAAAAGCTGCAGGTATTCGTATTCGCGAAACAGAGCCTAACGATCAGGGACGTCAGTACAATTGGGTAGCAGAGATTCATGAGGCAAAAGGCTTTAAATGCGAAACCGGCACCAGCTTGGTCATTACCCACCAGGCTCCCGGACGTGAGCCTATGGATAGCGCCTTTAATAGGCATGGCAATGCGCATCTTGATGCATCGACTGTAGACGATATACCCTTTTAATTGGTTAAAAAATGACCAGAGATAAATTAACAAAGATGATACTAAAGTATCAAGAGCGCGTAGATGATGGAGAGGATCGCAATTACATCGGAGCCAGTAGTATTGGCTCTGATTGCTTGCGACAAATTTGGTATGCATTTAAAGGAGTAAAGGCTGAAAAAGTACCCAGTAAGATGCGCCGTACCTGGGCTATTGGTAAAAGGCTTGAAGGATTGGTCGTTGATTGGTTAGATGAGGCCGACATCATGCTAGGTGTATTGCCTGTGCGAACCTTAAGATCGCTTAGAGTACCTGTTTTTCAAGGGCACATAGACTGTGTATGGGTAGGGCGTGACGGGAAATACAATGCCATCATTGAGATTAAAACAGCCAAAGATGCAAGCTTTAAGGTTTTTGTTAAGAAAGGGCTTAAGGTTTGGAATCCTCAATATTATGCGCAAATTCAAAGCTATATGGGGATGAGCGGTATCCATAAGGCATATATACTGGTACTAAATAAGGATAATAGTGATCTTTCCGATGAGCTAGTGACATTTGATAAAGAATACTATGAGCAATTAGAGAAAAAGGCTTTGATGATTTCTACGGCTACGGTTGAGCCTCCTAAGATAAACGGCTCGCCCCTATGGTATCAGTGCAAAATGTGTAAATTTAATAAGGTGTGTCATAAATGATGGACGAAGAGGAACGAAAAAACCATAGTTATTTAGGTGATGGAGTTTATGCCGAAAAATCAGGGGAATTTATTATTTTAAGAACAGGGGATCATAGAGACGGGCTATGCGATAACAAAATCTATCTCGAGGAATCTGTTTTAATAAGCTTTTTAGAATGGATAAATCATGTGGTAGTCAAAAAACAATAATAGGGATGCAAGATGGACGATTTAAAAATTGATGAAAGAAATATTGCTGAGTTAACTCACAAAGCTGCGGAAATGATGGAGGATATGGTTAAGGATATTGAGATTCTTGATAACAAAAAAGAGGATGTGTTTTTAAGGTACATGTCCATGATGCGATTAGGCGCATTATTTTCTGCCGCAAAACAAGCAGAACATATGGCGCGTCACGTGTTTAAAATGGGTTTTGAGATGCATCATCAGTATTTTCAAACCGAAAAAGCCAAAGAATTCGGGTGGGGTGCAATGACAGATATCAATGAAAATCCATTTTTTATGCGAAAGGAGGCAAAAGTGATGTCCGTAGATTTAAATGAGCTGCCGGATGAAATTAAACAAGCTATACATGATGCTTTGGAAAGACAAAGGGATAAGGCTCATTAAAATGAACAGACACTTTTATTTGAATGATGATCACTCTGTAACACCATGCGATGTGGGTAAATGGTCAGAGCAATTTGAGGAAATGTCACGAAATAATACCAAACATGTCGTCGATGATTTGGTTAACGGAAAACGAGTATCAACCGTTTGGCTAGGTACCAATTATCGCTATGGGGATGATGTACCTCCTCAAATTTTCGAAACTATGGTTTTTGCAGAGGGAAGCTTTCAAGAGCTATATTGTGATCGTTACGCCACTTGGGACGAGGCTCTGGCAGGCCATAAAAAAGCGATTCAATGGGTATTGGAGGGATGTAAAGATGAAATGGTTTAGCGTAAAAAAACATAAACCTTTAATGGGTGGAGAGTATTTTATTACCGATTCCGAGTTTTGTTATATTGGAGAATATTCCCCAACGGGAAAATGGATAAATCCAATCGATGATGAGGAAATAGGAAATATCACCCATTTTTGTCGCCCCGATCCCCTAGAAAAGGATTAATTTTTCTCATGATGCAATTAAGACCTTATCAGCAGGATGCTGTAAAAGAGGTTTGGGAGGCACTTAGGCGCGATGATAAGCCTGTCCTCTTGATGGCAAGCGTAGGCTCAGGAAAGAGCCTTATGCTAGCCACCATCTTATTATCTATACAAAACGCCGGTAAACGCGCCCTATGCCTTGTAAACAACGCAGAACTGGTACGCAATAACTGCGCCACATTCATTGCTCAAGGAGGAAAGTCATCTGTTTATTGCGCCTCTCTAGGCGCAAAAGATGCTAGCGCCCCTGTGGTATTTGGAACACCTCAGTCCGTAATGAACGGCATTAACAAAAACGAAACCATAGGCCATATAAAATTTAATATCATAGTGGTCGATGAGGCCCATGCCATTAATTATACCAACACGCGCTCTTGTTTTATGCGCATTCTACGCCATTACAAACAAGAATATCCTCAAATGAGATTGTTAGGCGCTACAGGCACTAATTTTAGATTTAAAGGTAGTGAGATAGTAGGGACAAAATGTTTGTTCCGCTCACAGGTAGGTAATATCACAACAGAGCAGCTTATAGAGGATAAATATTTAATAGACCCTACCTTTCAGGTAGATAAAACCTTGGTTTTAGACTTTTCAGGAGTTAAGGTAAAACGTAACGGGTTGTTTGATCAAAAGCAATTAGAGATGGTGGTCGATGAAAGCAAACGCTTAACAGAGCTTATTTGCCAGCAAATAATCCATATCATGGAAAGCCAAAACCGTTTTGGTGTCTTTTTATTTGCTACCACAAAAAAGCACGCTTACGAGATTTTATCTCATTTACCACCCCATGAATCTGCCATTATTTTAGGGGAGACACCACAGGATGAAAGGACTCGAATACTTGAGGGTGCCAGAAAGGGTACGATACGTTATTTGGTTAATATCGCGATTATATCCGTTGGTGTTGACGTCCCTGCTTTTGACACTATTGCTTATCTACGTCCTACTGAAAGCCTCGTGCTCTTGGTACAAACAATGGGACGTGTCTTGCGTTTATCTGAGTGCACTGGAAAACGAGACGCCCTTGTCCTGGACTTCGCAGGAAACATCGAAAGACATCGCGATTGGGATAACCCCATATTGCTTAAAGCCGTACAACTTACCGTGGATAAAGATAAGCCCTTGGTTATTAAGTGTCCGGCCTGCCAAACCCTTAATACAGAGCATGCCAGACGATGCGTAGGGGTTATTAATAACATCCGATGCGATTATTTTTTTGAGTTTAAAGAATGCCCTGAATGCCAGGTTAAAAATGATGTCTCCTCTCGCTATTGCAGGATATGTGAGGCGGAGATTATTGACCCCAACGCCAAACTAACCCTTGAGGCTGTTAAGAGTAACGCGCAAGAGGTGCAGGTTATGAGGGCAAAATTTGGGGTATCAGGTACCCATGATAAGTTTCGCGTAAGCTGTGCTTATCAGTATAAAGATGATAAGGGCACAATACGCGCAGTACATGAAAGCTATTCCCCATCAACAGAGCGGGCGCGATTTGTATTTTATGGGCAGTTTGTTAGAAAGCATTGTGATAGGTCTTATACATGGTTTACGCATTTAAATAATAGGGCTAAGGTTGAGGAGATGCTAGATACCGCCCATGTACCTAGCAGGTTATTGATAGCGGCAGAGGCTGATGGCATGCGTATTAAGAAAAAGTTTTTTGATTAGAAAGGAGTGTCATGCAATATAAATATAAAGTGATAAGGGGATTGGTAAATAACGCTATTAAATTAAAAAAAAGCGTATTGATAGTCGAAACGCTTAGAAAAACAACCAATAGTCCTGTGATAGAGAGTTTACTTAAGCAATATCAAGAGGAAAGGATGAGTACATTTATTTCCTTGTTAGAGGATACTATAAATAAAGGTTATGCCGCTCTTAACAATCCTATAAGGTTTAAAAAATGACAGAATCACCTATAAATTATAAGGCCAATATTAAAGATATCGAATTTTCAATAAATGCTGCCAATAACGATCATGTGGTTGATCAATGGATGTGTCATTATTTTGGAAAAGTATTATTCGGTATGCAATTATGGGCTGTACCACGCCTTATGAATCCGCCCTCATTTGATGAGATTATGGAGGCGTTTTATAAAATTGCGCAAACCGAGCTTTATTATTTGAAAAAAGAGTGTGACACAATGAATCCTAAGCGGACCTTAGCCGATCTGCACGAGCATGAGTAAATGATATGACCATAGAATTGGATGATAAAAGTTATATAGTAGGTATTTGGTACTCATCAGATCCTGAAACCCTTAATAATTGGCTATCCTGCGTTATTAGAAATCCCGATAATCCGAAAACTTTTAAATGCTGGTCCCGGTTTCGTTATGTCAAAGGCGATAAGATATTTGATGGTGAGGATGAAAAAAGTTGGAATACATTTATATCGAATGAAGGTCATAGCGAAAGTGACCTAATAGCCTTAATGCGTGATGCGCAAGAGCAAATAGCGCCAGGATATCCTAATAAAGACAAAATCATTGTTAAGGGAGGTTTACAAAAATTGATGCGCCTGGCCAAAGATAAAGATTGGATGCATATGAAAACGGAGCGCATTCAATAATGGATGATTTAACCTCTCCTTGTCGTTTTTGCGGTAAGCCTGTTAATGATTCCCTGGATTTTTATGATTTTGATTATGCTGTTGAATGTGAGGAATGCGCTAAAAAAAGAGTTTGGCTTACAACAGGATTCTTTGCGGGTGTAGTATTTACCTTTCTTATTAAATTATTTGTTAATTGGGCCGTACCATGAATGACTTTACTATACAAGAATTAGCTTTATTAGCCTGCTGGTCTGTAAACAGATCGGCGCAGGTAGGAATGGATCAATCTTATGAGGAGGGAACAATTTCCTTAACCCATAAAATACAAGGAATGATTATTAACTATTGTGAACATGAATGGAGAAAGGGAGTGCATCTTTTTAATGATATCTATTGCACTAAATGCGAAAAACATTTTCCAGTAACTAATTTGGAAGACACAAAAATGGTGGAGTAATAGGAAGATAACAACGAGGGACGATAATGAGAATATGTACTTTTGAAGGATGCGAAAGGAAACATGGCGCAAAGGGACTCTGTAAGGTTCATTACAATATGTGGAAAATAGAGGGAGTTGTGCGCCCTATTGGCTTAGCAGGAGGATGGAAAAGAGGAAATAGAAAAGAGGGTATTATTCGATTATGTAGTATCGAGGGGTGCGGCAAGAAGCATGAAGCAAAAGGGCTTTGCAAACATCACTGGAGCCGCCAGCATTACAATAGACAAAACTCAATACCAAGAGCAAGGAATAACGGAAAAATATGCTCTGTAGCTGAGTGTAAAGACTTTGCAAAATCTCAAGGATATTGCCAAAAGCATTATTATAGATGGCGCACCAACGGTACCACGGATTTAATACCACGCCACATTGCCCGCAAAGAGTGCGCTCATGAGGGCTGTGATACTAAAAAGCATAACGGCGGTTATTGTTATCATCATTACCGGGTGATCGTACTCAAAATAGAATGTAAGCCCCGAGGTGGTCATAATAAAAAGCCACGCGTCAAATGCGATGTCGATAACTGCGATAGTTTTGCACGCGTCAAAGGATGGTGCGATAAGCATTATGGACGCTTTCGAAGGAATGGCGATCCTCTTACCTGCTATCGAAGACCTAGAAAATCGGAATACGTCTCCTTAGATAATATCCTTAAAAATAAAGGTACCTACTCAAAGCTTGATGATGAGGAGGTTTTAAGGGAAAACTTTAGCGATATCTATAATGATATGGATCGCGAAAACCATTATTAAAAAAGGTGCTGGAATGAATGACTTTACTAAAGACGATTTATATATGCTAAGACGTGCAGTAATTAATTTATATAAAATTGATGACAAGGATTCTATAGAATCTCCTTTATATAAAAAAATCCAATCCATGATTGATAACTATTGCGAACATGAATCAAACGGTATTCGATATGCTGTTATTAAATTACGATCAACCGATGAACGGGATTATGAATACAAATGCTCAAAATGTAAGAAAGTTATTTTTCAATACTAAAGTCTGGTTATTACAATAATCAGACCTAAGTGTAAATTTGTATACATTCGATACCAAGATGGATACAAACCTATCGAATAGATAAATATTTAATTGCGCAAATATTATACTAACAAATTGGTTTACCATTGTACAGGTTTTTTGGTTCACTATTAACTCTATTTGTTTTGTAGTCTATCAAATAGGTTTTAATTATTTCACAAGCAGCCTCAAAGCCCCACACAATGGCACAGTGATACCCTCGGGCGGTTTTTCGGGCTGCGAATGCGATTTGTTCTTTGGTGGGTTTATTTTTTCCGACCTTAAGCTCAACCCACAGTCCGGAGTACCTGCCTTGAGGGAGAGCCAGAAAAAAATCTGCCACACCTTTTTTGACTCCCATACGTTTTAATAGTTTACCCTGTTGAATAGAGCAATGCCTTTCGTTGGCAAAATGATGTAAGTCATCGGCCAAATCAGGATATTGATAGTTAAACCAGTTTACTATATTTATGTGATCAATTTGTTCGGGTTGAAGACGCATACTAGCCTCCAATCATTACAGCTACCTCTTTGGCGCGATTTGGCAGCTCTTTAGCCCATGCACTATTTAGTGCCGCCTGTGCAGCCGCCCTATAGTTTTGATTTTTTAGGGCCTCAATCATATCCTTAAACTCCAAGAGCTTTTCTATGCCTAGGTTAAAATTCATATTGATTAGGGCGTTTTTAACATTGACCGGTAGTATGTTGAACCAGGATTGATTTTTTAACTCAGAAACCGCATCGTTCAAATCGTTTTGAAACATAAGCTCTGCCTCGTTCGCTCGAATGCCATCGCGTAAATTTCTACCCCATCCAATAGTAAGATGCCCTGTAGTATCTACATAAGGCTCAAGCTTTAAGCCCTCATCGGTTTTGATCCATGCCTGAATTGTTTTATCGACCATCATTTTTTACATTCCTTGTAAAAAAGGCCCTTAAAGGGCCTTAGAGAAATTATGCAGGGGTAACAACGCGGTATCTTATATAAAGGTTGACAGTACTGTCACCTGTAGTAAAGGCCGCTGTTGCGTTGGAAAGATATACGGCTGTATTTTCAGAAGCGCTCGCCGCTACATTTAATAAGCCTGCACTTCCTGCATTGGATAAAAAGCCGCTTGCAGCAACGCCGTTCAATGAGGCAGCAGCCAGCGTGCCAGAAGCGGCAGGGCCTGCACCGTGAATAGTATTACCGTATTGGGCGGCAATTGCACCACCTGCAGCGTATTGAGCGGAAACAAAAGCGATATCCCATAACATACTATCTATGATGATAAGCTTTCCTGCACCCGGTGCTGCTAGCAATTGCACAGGTGTTGCATACATACCGTTGATTTGGGCCGCGGTTAGAGCAACTGTTGCGGTTGCTGCAACATCTAAGGCAAGTTGCGCATAATCTACGGCATTGTTAGCAATTTTAGAGCCTGTTACAGCGCCCGCACCTATGGTTAATACCCCGGTGTTGCTTATAGTGGCGTCCCCTGACATAGCGCGTGCTGTTGCTACGTTTGAGGCATTACCTACAATAATATCACCTGACGGTAGGGTATTAGAAATACCACCGTTGGCCGCTAAGGCTACGAATGAGTCTGTAGTAGCGTCGTAGGTAAACCAGCCGATAAGATCTGTTGCGTAGAAAATTAAGACGATATCTTCGGTTTCCCACTGCCATACGCCGTTATTTAAAAGCTCGACCTGTGCAAGCTGGGTTGAAAAATAGCCTGTGGTGGTAATAGTAGATAAATTGTCTGTAGTTACTATCCCCACAATATTGGGAAACAGATTAAACTCCCTTTTAATCGATGTGATCATCATTATCTCCGTATAATTTACCGCGTTTTGTGTTTTAGGTTTTTACGTCTTATCCTATCTATATCGTCCATCCCTAAATAACCCACACCCTCTGCAGCTGCATCGGTGCGTACACCAAACTTTCCTGAATCACCTGCTTTTTCTATACACTCATCATGTCCGTAATAGCCCTCCTTGCGGCCCTCACGAACCTCGATGGGCTTTTTTGGAACCTCATCATAAGCCATGACTTGCTCCTTATTTGCAGTCCTTCTTCATTTTCTTTTTATCCATTTTCTTGCCGTCTTTTTTTTCCATCTTACGGTCCATTTTTTCATCCATCTTTCTTTTTTCTTTAGTAGCCATTTTATTATCCTTAAGTTTAT